ACAGCAAAATCGAGGACATTGTGAATCAACTCGAAACAGGTAGAAAGGAGGAGTAAATGCAGAAATGGTATCAGTTGAAAGCTGAGGAAGACCATGCAGACCTGTACATCTACGGAGATATCTGTCAGATGGAATGGTTTGAAAGTGATGCTTCTTCTTTCAGCTTATCCAAGGAATTGGCAAGCCTTGAAGGCAAGCCCTTGAACGTTCACATCAATTCGTATGGTGGCGAAGTCAAGGAAGGAATCGCCATGTATAACCTCTTGAAAGACTACAAAGGCGAAGTAACGACCGTATGTGATGGATTCGCATGTTCGGCAGCGAGCATGGTATTCATGGCAGGAACAAATCGAATCATGCACTCGACCAGTCTGCTCATGATCCACAACGCATGGACAGTTACAGACGGCAATGCTGACCAGTTGCGAAAGACTGCCGATGACTTGGAAAAAATGACAGAGCCATCTATCACAGCTTACGTTGAAGCGAGTCATCTTGAACGCGATGAAATTAAAGCCATGATGGATGCCGAGACATGGATTACTGCCGAGGAAGCGCTCGAGTATGGATTTGCGACTGCGATCGTGGATGACGAATCAGCTAAACAGTCATTCAAGGATAGCGTAATTCTCGGGCTAGTCCGAAAAGTAAAAGAGCTGGAACGACCAGCAGAACAAACGAATATTGATGAAACTCCATCCTCAACAGGATGGTTTTTTCATAAATAGGCAACAGGAGGAAAATAGTATGCCATTAGAAATGAAAAATTTATCTCAGGTATCTAACGATATGATTAACGCAATGCGTGCAGAAGATACCGAAGCTTATCAGACAGCCTTTGAAAAGATGGCTGACGTAATCGCTCAGAATGTATTAGCAGAAGCTCGCCAGTCCAACGACACTGCAATCTTAGCTCAGCGTGGAGTTAGACAGCTTACTTCTGAAGAAAAGAAATTCTATGAAGCTTGGAGCGCAATCGTTGCGTCCGGTAACCCTAAACAGGCTTTAACCGGTGGAGAAGTAAGCTTCCCGCAGACCATTATCAATGCAGTGTTTGATGATATTCGCGAATCTCATCCGTTACTTGCGGAGATTAATTTCCAGAATACTGGCGGAGCTCTGAGATATTTAATTTCCCGTTCCGGCCGTCCGACCGCAACATGGGGAGAGCTAACTGCTCAGATCACACAGGAGATTACCTTGGACATTCAGGAAGTCGATATGACTTTAAAAATGCTATCCGCATTTATTCCGGTGTCTAAGGCAATCATTGACTTAGGTGCTGAATGGTTAGACCGGTATATCCGCTCTTTCTTAGCTGAAGCAATCGCTAACGGATTAGAGAACGCAATCATCAACGGATTAAATTCCACTTCTCCGATCGGTATGATCGCCGACCTGTCCACAGGTACAGTTGACCAGGACACTGGTGTAGTATCCTATACAGCAAAGACTGCTGTCGCAGTGACTGAATTATCACCGAAGACAATTGGTACTCAGCTGGCAACTTTGGCAGTAGGGCCTAATGGTCAGAGCAGACCAGTGTCTGATGTAATTCTGGTTTGTAACCCGGCGGACTATTTCAGCAAAGTAGCACCGGCTACTATGGTATTAGCTTCTGACGGTGTATATGTTGACAAAATGCCGTTTGGTGTAAAAGTCATCACTTCTCCGGCAGTAGCTTCCGGCAAGGCTGTATTAGGTTTAGCAAAGCGTTACTTCATGGGCATCGGCTTCTCCGGTTCCGCTGGAACAATTGAGTTCTCTGACCAGTATAAATTTGTTGAGCATAAACGTTATTACAAGACTTATCTGTACGGTAACGGTATGCCTTCCGACAACAACTGCTTTGTATATCTGAATATTGCTAACTTAGGCGAAAAAGCAATCAAGACTAAAGCCGTTCAGTAGTAGTGAAAGAGGTGCATCATGACCTCTGTAATCGATGTTATTAAATTAAGTATTGGTAAATCGTATCTTGATGCAGATGGAACGGCAAGACTTGAGGCTTTCATGTATCAGAGCATGGATTACTTGGACAAAATCGCAGGTCAAGAACTGGACTACTTGAATGACATGTTAGCTCAAGAGTTGCTCGTCAATCGTGTACAGTACGGCATTTCAAACGCTTTAGACGACTTTCAGAAAAACTATAGAGCCGAACTTATTGAGCTCGGACTCAGAGGAATGGTGGACAATGCTCAAACCGAAACGGATGACGAGTGAGTCATTCGCAGATGGTCGTCTAACGCTTTTAAATGCATCAAACGGCGTAATTACGGGCGAGCGTGACAAATTGCCTTATGGTTATAAAACGGTCGGAATAAAGCGTTTCTACAACGCACAAATTGCCGGCAGTACCATCGAGGCACTTGTATCCGTACCGTACAATACGAAAGCCAAACAGAAGGACCTTGTCGAACTCTTGGACTTTGAGACTGGTGAAAAGCTCATCTATCGCATTGATCACATTCAAATCAAAGATACAGCTCCAAGAAGTCTGTATCTCACATTAATCAAGGACGGTGTATTGTATGACGATAACCGAGCTTAAAAGCATATTAGAAGCGTATGGAATCCCATGCGCTTTTAGTCATTTCGATGAGGACCAAAGACCACCATATATCTGCTGGATATTCACGGCATCCGACAACGAATACGCCGATGAGATGGTGTATAAATCCATCAAAACGGTACAGATTGAGTTCTACGTTCGGCAGGATGTACCGACAAACGTACTCAACTTTGAGGACTATCTGACAGACCACAAAGTCAGATGGCAACAAACCAGTAACCAATGGCTTGACGAGGAAAAGGTTCATATGTTTACCTATCAGACCGAGGTGCTGAATGGTTAGGGCTGACAAGTTCAGCGAGGAAATGTCAAAGCTTCTTGCTGAGTATGGCGAACAGGTAACCGAAGCTATGAAAGAAGCGGTTCCTACGGTCGCAAAGAAAGCAACCGAAGAGGTACGATCACATGCTCCAACTGGACACAGAGGAAAGTACAAGAAAGCCATCGAATCCAAAAAAGCAAGCGAAACCAATACATCAATCAAATACGTAATTTGGGCGGGACCGACAGAGTTCCGTCTTTCTCATTTGCTCGAAAATGGTCACGCTAAAGTGAACGGCAAGGGTCGCACGAAAGCGATACCGCATTTCAAGTATGGCGAGACCTACGCAAAGGAGAACTTAATTCCCGAAATTGTTAAAAAAATAGGAGGATAACATGCCTACAAATACACCAACTGTAACATTCGGCTTGTCCAATGTTCACACTGCAGGGCTGACAATCAGCGGTTCAACCTACACCTATGAAGCATGGGAAGCTTTACCAGGTGCCGTTAACTGCAGCGGTTCGGACAATTCGAATGAAGTCAGAGAATACGCTGACAACAAAACGTGGTACCTTGTTAGCAAGACCACAGATGCTACAGTAACTCTTGAGATGGAACGAGTAACCGATGATTTCTTAATTGATTACTGTGGCTATATCCGTTCAAAGACTGGCGGATTGTTAAAGACCACAAACAAAGCACGCAAGAAATTTGCTTTAGGATTCCGTAATGAGACCGATGCAGACCATGAATTGCACGTATGGCCTGAATGCCAGGTAACTGGTTCCGTTGAAGTGGAACACGCTACAAACGAGGACGGAGTAACCATCAACCATGCGACTGTGACAATCACTGCCTTTGTCGTATCTATTTCCGATACAACTGATATCATCATGGACGATATCACGGCAGATGATAGCCGATATGCTGGATTGTGGTCAGCTGTTTACGCTTTACCGGAAGAAGCTGCGTAAATTAAGGAGTGAGGTCAATGTTTAAAGTCGTAAAGATAGAAAATAAACAGATACCTTTGAAATGTGATGGGAGTACTGCAGTCAAGTACTCCCGTTTTTTTAATAGAAATTTAATCTCTGATTTTGCAGAACTCGCAAAGTTAGAGGACAAAGTTGTCGATTCGAACGTGCTCGAAATGCTTACCTGGACAATGGCAAAATCAGCCGATAACAACATTCCCGACCTTGAAGAATGGCTGTCTCAATTTGATAGTCCGATGAGCATCTATTACAGTGCTACCGATATTCTAGGGCTGTTACACAAATCGTTTCGAACCACAAAGCAACCTAAAAAAAAATAGACGATTTAGACGGTGAGGATTATCCCGATATCTTTTCGATGGCGGTCGCTTGTTCAAGAATTGGTATCTCATACGGTGATGTGATGAATATGGACATCGGTGAAATCATTGATGTGATCATTACATTCAACAACGCTATGGATGATGTCGAAAAGGAAACCAAACGAACCGAAACCAAGTCACGGAAAGCAAGACCAGGGGAATCCATCCGAACAATATTAGGAGGGTAAATGGCAAACAAGAATATAAGAGGCCTAACAGTAGAGATTGACGGCAATACCGTCAAGCTACAATCAGCCCTCAAAGATACAGAAAAATCCATCCGATCGGTAGAGTCTGATTTGAAATCTGTCAATCAGATGCTCAAGTTCGACCCTACGAATACGGATTTATTACGACAGAAACAGGAGCTACTCGGAAAGGCAGTCGAGGAAAACAAGGACAAGCTTGAAACCTTGAAGAAAGCACAACAGCAACTCAAGGATGCAGGTGTATCGGAAACTTCATCCGAGTATATTGCTTTACAACAGGAAATCCAAAAAACCGAGACGCATACCAAGAGCCTTCAAAAGCAGATGTCAAATCTGCCAGCATCGGTACAAGCTGCAGCGAAGGAGCTTGAAAAAGTCGGTTCGAAATCTGTCGAACTTGGTACTTCCTTAACCAAGAACGTAACTGCACCGATCGTTGCCGTCGGAACTGCATCGGTTGTCGCATTCAATGAAGTCGATGGA